TAACAGCGTGAAGTCTACAATAGGGAATTTTATGTCCCAGGTCGTTTCAAACGTATCTTCAAACCTGGAAAGCATGAAAACAGCATACACGAACGCCGGCGGCGGAATAAAAGGAATTGTCGCCGGCACGATGGCCGGCGTACAAGGAACTTTTTCAAATGCTATGTCGGCCGTGAACACATTGACTGGCGGAAAACTGGAATCTATCAGATCCGCCTTTGCTTCAAAACTGGACGCGGCGAAGCAAGCCGCAACTTCAAAATTTGAAGAAATCAAAAGCGGAATATCGTCGAAACTGGAAGCGGCAAAACAGACCGTACAAAACGGGCTGAACGCGATCAAGAATTTCTTTTCTGGTTGCCACTTATCGCTTCCGAAAATTAAGTTGCCGCATTTTTCAATAAGCGGTTCCTTCTCACTTTCGCCGCCTTCGATTCCGAAAATCGGCGTCGAGTGGTACAAAGACGGCGGAATCCTGACGGGGCCGACGATCTTTGGCGCGAACGGCGGTTCCCTTTTGGGCGGCGGCGAAGCTGGAAAAGAAGCTGTCCTTCCTCTTTCTGAATTATGGTCAAACATGAAATCGGTCGTCGCCGGCGTGGTCTGGAGCCAGCCGGAAGCAAGCGGCGCCGCGGATATGTTCGGAAGAATCAAACAGTTAGTCGAAGGCGGCCAGGCGGTAGGCCAGGAAGGCGGATCAGTCACAAAAGAACTTTATAACACAATAAACAATAATAACACCGTGAACAGAACCAGCGAAACGAGTTCAACGGACGATTCACAACGGATCGTCTATTCGCCGCAAGTGATTATCCAGGGGAACGCGAGCAAAGAAGACGTTCAGTCGGCGCTTGATATGTCCCAGGAGAAATTTAATCAAATGATGGCGGAATACAACCGGCAGAATCAGCGGACTTCGTTCGCGCCGGCATGAAAGGGGGCCTGATATATGGACGAAAACCGGATATATACCACGGTACAAGGCGATATGTGGGATTCAATCGCCTATCAGTTTTACGGGGACGTGAAATATATCGGCCTTCTTCTTCAAAATAACGCCGATTTGCTGGAAATTTACGTCTTTTCGGCCGGAACGAAGGTTTATATCCCGAAATTGCCGGAAGAAGACGAAGAAGACGTCCCGGAATGGAGATTGTAAAGCATGAAGGCGCGTCAATCTTCCGTAACTGTATTATATAACGGTAACGACATAACAAAGACAATTACTGACTATATCGAAAGTTTTCAGTATGTGGATCATGCCAGTGGAACGGCCGACACGGTGACTTTGAAGCTGAATAACAGAAGCGGAAAGTGGTCGGGAAGCTGGATCCCCGTTCAGGGGGATTATGTCGAAACAATTATCAAACTGACAAACTGGAAGAAGGAAGGCGACAACCGGAAATTTAATTGTGGATATTTCCTGATTGATGATTTGAGTTTTTCGGGGCCGCCTTCAACGGCTTCCGTCGGCGGCATAACGACGCCGATCAATACAGACTTCAACGTCACAAAGAAATCGAAGACCTGGAAGAAAACGTCGGTGAAAGGAATCCTTTCAGAAATCGCAAAAAAAGCCGGCGTCGGGCTTTTCTTTTCCGGTCAAGATTATCCGGTCGATGAACTGGAACAATCGAATCAGGAAGATATTTCATTCGCCTTTAATCTTTGTTCTTCCTACAATCTGGCAATGAAATTATACAACCGGAAAATAGTTGTCTTTGATAGTGTGGAGTATGAGAAGAAGGGGACGTCCCTTTCGATTGACCGGACGGAAACCGAATCATGGTCGGCAAAAAAAGGAATGACACGCGCTTATGACGGCGTTTCGATTTCTTATACCGATTCAAAGAAGAATCAGACCTTGACATATAAATTCATGTTGCAAGACGGAAGCCGGATCCTGAAGCTGAACGAAACAGCCGAAAGCCTTCAAGACGCCGAAGTCAAGGCAAAGGCGAAATTGCTTGAACATAACAGACAATGCCAGACGATGAATGTAAAAGTCAAGGGGGACACGAAATATATATCCAGCAAGTGCGTAAAAATGACCGGCTTCGGGAAGCTGGACGGGAAATATTATATTGATACCGTCACGCACGAAAAGAACGCCGGCGGCGGTTATTTTTGTTCGCTGGATATGCACTTGTGTATTATTGTAAAAGGCGTTACGGTTGCGACGGTCGCTTCTGGAAGCACTACAAAGAAGGCGGCGGATCCTTCGACGAAGGCTAAAACCTATACGATTGTATCGGGTGATACCCTTTGGAAAATCAGCACAAACCATTTAGGATCCGGCGCAAAGTATATGCAGATTTACAACGCAAATTCAAGCGTTATCGAATCCGCGGCAAAATCACACGGGAAATCTTCGTCCAGTAACGGACATTGGATTTATCCGGGGACGACACTAACCATACCAGGATAGAGAGGGGGACAAGAAAATGTCTGACGTTGTGCGCGTCGGCTATATATCGGCCGTGAACCATGCAGAGGGAACGGCCCAGGTCGTTTATAAGGATCGGGATAATTCTTTGTCACCCTTCATGCCTTTATGGTCTAATGAATGGAATCCGCCAGAGATTGACACAATGGTTTATGTTATTCACTTACAGAACGGCGGAACGCGCGGAATGATACTTGTTCCGCCTTACACAACCGGAAACCGGCCCGTCGAAGGCGTGGCCGGGATCTGGCGGAAAGACTTCGGCGACGGAAGCTATATCAGATACGATCGAGAAGAAAAGCGGCTTGACATTGTAAGCGATTCTGTACACGTGGAATCGCTGAATATAGCCGGTGATTTGACCGTTGACGGCGCTATTGAAGCAAAGTCGATAAAAACAACCGGAAACGTCCATGTGGGCGGAAATTTGACCGTTGACGGCAGTTATCCGGGGTAGAAATGGGGTGATTCTGTTTGATAGGCTATTTCGGCGAAGTGATATTTGAAACAAACGATAGAAGAATTTGCACATTTAACAATTTAAAAAGGACAATTTCGGCGTCATATTCTGAACACAAGCGATATAGAAAAAAATCCGAATTGGAGTTTGAAGGGCCGCAGAACCAGGGCGTAACTTTTGAAATGAAATTTATCGCCGGTCACGGCGTCCGGCCCTGGAGCATGGTTCACAAAATAACCTTGATGTGTGAACAAGGGGTTGTAAATTCTTTCGTCCTGGGCGGACACAAAGTCGGCGGCGGAAAATGGGTTATAACCGGAATAGACGAAGATTATAAAGAAGTCTGGAATCACGGCGAACTTGTTTCCGTTGCGATTACAGTCACGGCGAAAGAATATCTGTAAGGCGGTGATATTGTGTTAATAATAGACGACGTTCAGATTATTATAAATAGTGTCTATGAAAGGGAACTTCGGGAAGAAATTCTTGAAAAGGCCCTTTTTCTTTTGACTTGTATAAAAGGCACAATCCCGAATAACCGGGAAATCGGGCTGGATCCTGATATTATTTCAAGCCCGGCCTATATCGCGCAGAATCTTTATACAATAAGTGCGATTGAACTAATAGAAGAATTTGAACCACGCGCAAGCGTGGAAGAAGTATCATTTATAGCTTCCGGCGGCGCCGGAAATATGATTCCGAAGGTGGTGCTTACATACAATGCAGAATGAAATTTCAAAACTTTATAATTTGCCTGATATTTCCTTTGTCGATGATATATCATACGAAAAAATTTTGAATGAAATGATCGCCGACTATGAAAAGAAGTATCAGGAAGCAACCGGCCGGAAGGTTACGCTTCGCCCTGGCGACAAAGAACATATCCATTTAAGGATAGAAGCCGGTCAATACTTTCAAATGTATCAAATATTAGATAATGCGGCGAAAATGAATCTTTTGAAATACTCAAAGGGGAATTTCTTGCGGCATTTAGGCGCCTTCAAGAAAACCTTTATTCAGGAGCCGAAACCGGCAGTTGTGACGGCGCGGTTCACACTTTCGGAGATAAGAAAGGACGTGATCTATATTCCGCAAGGAACCAGAATCACGGCCGGCGATGGCGTGTATTTTGCTACTGATGATTACGCGGAAGTAAAAGCTGGCGATTCCTTCGTCGATGTTGACTGTACGTGTGAAACCGTCGGGGAAGTCGGGAATGAATATATTGTTGGACAGATTGAAACGATCGTCGATCCGGTTCCTTATGTTTCCAGTGTATCGAATATTACAAAATCAGACGGCGGAACCGGCGAAGAATCCGAAGACAGCTTCCGGGAAAGAATCTTCCTAGCGCCTTCTTCTTATTCCGTGGCCGGCCCGGCGGACGCTTACGAATACTGGGTAAAGCAGTACAACAGCGCCGCGATTGAAGATGTGAAAATATATGAACCGACGGAAGCGGTCGTTGATATTCGGATCCTTCTGGTTGGCGGCGCCCTTCCCAGCAAGACGTTTTGTTCCGGTTGCCTGGAATATTTACGGGAAAATCCGATCATACCGCTAACAGACAATGATCTTGTGGCGGCGCCTGATGTGGTGAATTATAACCTGAAAGCGGTTTACTATATCGCACGAAGCGACTTGAACAATATCAAGGTGATTCAGGAATCCATTGAAGCCGCAAAAGAAACATACTTAAACTGGCAGAGGACGAAGATCGGCCGGGACATAAACCCGGACGCATTGACGGAATTTGTTCGCGCCGCCGGCGGAAAGCGCGTTGTGATAACTTCGCCGGTATTTACGCCGATTCCCGAAACGTCGATCGCTATGGAAAAAACGGTTGAATTTACATATGGCGGAATAGAAGATGATTAAACTTGCAGATTACCGGACAGAAAACGCGCTTCCGTCCGAAATGAAGACGCCTGAAAGAATCGCCCTTTCATATGCCTTCGACGTGCAGAAAAAGAAATATTTTGACCGCGTGCGGCGTGTTTATATATGGGCGGATCTGGAATCCGTGTCTGACGATAAACTTGACTTTCTGGCGGTCGAAAACCGTGTTTTATTTTACAGTCCTTCCCTTGCGCCCAGCGTAAAGCGAAACATGATCCGAAATTCTATTTATTGGTATATGAAACTTGGGACGCGCCAGGCGATGGAAGAAATGATTGACACGGTATTCGGAAATGAAAATACTTCCGTCGAAGAATGGTTCACCTATGCCGGCGAACCTTTTCATTTTCGGATCGCCGTCGGAACCGAAGTCACGCAGACGTCAATCAAGGAATTTTTGAAATATTTAAACCAGGTAAAAAATGCGCGTTCGCGCTTCGATTACATGGTTTTTCAAAATGGAATAAAACTGATATTCAAGCAGATTTCGGAATTTCAATCTTTTGTTTATACGTTTTGCGGCGAATTTGAATGTGGCACTTATCCGAATACAGAAGTCGGATTCTTGCCTTCCGAAGTGAATATCACGCTGGAAGGTGCCAGCGATAGCGCAAATACAGTATATACAAACGCTGGAACCACGCCGGATATTTCCGTCGGCGCCGCGCTTGTAGAAAACCAGATTGATTTTCAGGCCGCTTCCGAAGAAGGCTTTTCTGTCTATTCTTCGGACAGCGAAGCAGAATCGGGGACGGCGCCGGATATTTCCGTCGGCGGCCAGTTTGCCGAAGCCGAAGTCGATATTGAAGGCGAATCCGGGACGGGTTCAACCGTCTACACCGAAACCGGGACAATTCCCGATCCTTCGGTCGGATTTTCCGGCACGGAAAGCGGCGTTTCCGCGGCTGGGGAAAGTACCGGCTATGACTTATATTATAACACTGACGCGGACAAATACGCCGCGGAAGAATAGAAAGGAGTTTGGAAGCATGACAGAAGCAAGCTATATTCCTTTGACGGCCGAAGCGCTGGAAGACATAAAGGAATATATTAAAAAAGTTATCGCTTATGCGGAGTAC